TTGATCTTCAGTTACCATTTTTTTGGAGTTGATTATGGGTAGACCTCAGAGGAAGAAAGCTAGACGCGCTTTGCAGAACGTCGAGGTGCTACCGGCTGACCCAGCACCACCACCACAAGAGACTTCACAACAACCGCAGAAGAAACAGCAGGGTATCGGGCCTGACTTAGTCCCAACCTTAGCCGCTTCACCAGAAGTACAGAGGTCTGTTGCTGAAACGCGCAATCAGCCTAGGCCAGCTACAGTCACACCAGCTTCAGGCGAATCTGAAATGGCGCAAACATCTCAGCAGTATCGCAGGAGAAGAGCAAGAGGTATTCGCACTAGTTCGCAAGGGGTTACTGGTCGAGCAAGGGTTGAAAGAAAAACTTTATTAGGACAGTAGAATGGCAGATCCGTTAGCAGTTTTATTGATGAGGCGATTTGATTCTCTGTACCAACAGCGTCAGGTTTGGGAATCACATTGGCAAGAGATTGCTGACTTTGTTGTACCCCGAAAAGCGGATGTTACCAAGGAGCGCACTGACGGAGATAAACGCACAGAGTTAATTTTTGACAGCACAGCAATCCTGGCTTCTGAGTTGCTCGCTGCATCTCTGCATGGAATGTTAACAAATGCGTCCACCCGTTGGTTTTCATTGCGCTATAGAGATCGTAGTCTGATCAACAATGATGCGGCAAAAGAATGGCTTGAGTCCGTTGAAGATGATATGTACATGGCTTTTGCGCGCTCCAACTTTCAAGAACAGATACACGAGTTGTATCACGATTTGATTTGCTTTGGCACAGGCGTAATGTTTATTGAGTCTGATCCTGATCTCCAGGTCAACTTTCAGACCAGGCATTGCCGTGAATCATTCTTGTCAGAGGATAACAAGGGTCGAGTCGATACTGTATACCGTGAGTTTCATCTTCCAGCCAGAGCTTTCATCATGCAGTTCGGCGCAGACAACGTAGATAGCTCGATTGTTAAAAAGGCTGAAACCAACCCATACGAAAAGATTCGTTGTATTCACGCGGTCTATCCACGGGATGAGCGCGATCCCGTCAAGGTTGATAACAAGAATAAACCATTTGCATCTGTTTACATTGATCCAAAGAACAAAAAAATCTTATCGGAATCAGGTTTTGATGAGATGCCTTATGTCGCTCCTCGATATCTCAAGGCGAGTTTTGAGATTGGCTATGGACGATCGCCAGCAATGAGTTGCCTTAGCGACATTAAAATGATCAACAAGATGAGCGAGGTCACGATCAGGGCGGCTCAGAAACAGGTTGATCCCCCACTGCTAGTCCCTGATGACGGGTTCATGTTGCCGATACGCACAGTCCCTGGGGGACTGAACTTCTATCGCAGTGGCACGAGAGATCGTATTGAGCCGTTGAATATCGGAGCAAACAATCCGCTTGGATTGAACATGGAAGAGCAACGAAGACAGGCGATTCGCTCTGCGTTCTATGTTGATCAGTTGATTATGGCGCAAGGGCCACAGATGACTGCAACAGAAGTTGTGCAGAGAACAGAGGAAAAGATGCGTTTGCTTGGCCCAGTTCTGGGTCGATTACAAGCTGAGTTGCTGCAACCGCTGATTAGTCGCGTGTACAACATCATGGTCAGGCAAAAAGCTTTTGCTCCTGCACCTGAGTTTATGCAGGATCTTGATCTTGAGATCGAATATGTTTCGCCTCTTGCGAAGGCTCAGAAGTCCGGTGATGTGCAATCTGCTCTTAGGATGCTTGAGTTGTTTGGGCCACTGGCGCAGTTGGATCAGTCAGCACTTGATTATATTGATGTAGATGGTATGTCTAAGTACCTGTTGCGAATGCTTTCTGTACCAGCGACTACGGTTCGCGGTGAGGAGCAAGTTGCACAAATCAGACAGCAGCGCGCAGAGCAACAGCAACAGATGGCAGAGCAGCAAGAAGCGATTCAGGCTGCAGAAGCAGCAGGAGCGGCCGCACCGATGATAAGGGCAGCAAATAATCTATGAAGAAAGAGCGAATAACACAGGATCAGTTCAAGAAGATTTGTGAACGCCTGATTGATGGGGAGTCATTGACACGGATTTGCAAGTCTGACGAGTTTCCGCATTACAGAACAGTTCTGAGACACATCAATGATAGTGAAAAAGCGCATGATGATTATCGTCGCGCACGAGCGTTCCAGGCTGAAGTGTTGCGTGATGAAATTGTTGATATTGTAATTCAGCCCTTGCCAACAGATCCAAAGCTTGCGATGGCAGAAGTTCAGCGCAGACGATTAGAGGTTGAACAGAAAGACAAGTATGTCAGACAACTTGCGCCTCTTGGTCTGCGTAACAGGCCAGAAGATCAGGGTGACAAAAAGTTTAACGGTACAATCACTCTGAAATGGGATGAATCGCCAGCATGAGAACTCCAAAAGAATTAAAAGCTAGATACAAAGCATTGTTTGAATCTGATGATGGTGAGGTTGTTCTTGATGACCTACGCAACCGATTTTACATTTTCAGACCTACGTTTTCAGATTTGCCGCATGAGCAAGCGTACTGTGAGGGACAGCGTACAGTCGTTCTGTTCTTACAATCCATGCTGTCCGACAATGTGATAAAGGAACAAACTGATGAGTGAAGAACAGGTAGCTGAAGTCTCAGAAGCCCCAGAAGCTGTTGAGGTAGCTCAGTCTGATTGGCGCGATAGTATCCCAGAAGAAGTTAGGGGTCATCGCTCACTTGAACACATCAACGATATTGGTGCTTTAGCGAAAAGCTATGTCCATGCTCAATCGATGATTGGTGCTGACAAGATTGCTTTGCCTGGAAAGTCAGCAACTGATGATGACTATCGGCAGATCTTCCAAAAGCTTGGGCTCCCAGAAACCAGTGAAGGGTATGAGATTACTCACAATATCCCAGAGGGCGAGCAGACAGACCAGGGAATGGTTGATTGGTTTGCATCAGCTGCACACCAGGCAGGACTTACTCAACGCCAGGCGCAAGCGTTGGCAGATCAGTGGAATCAGAAGGCCATTGAGGGCGCTCAAGCAGATCAGGCTGACTATGAAGCCTACGTTGGTGAAGTCGAGCGCGAGCTTAGAAGTGAGTATGGTCAGGCATACAACGATGCTTTGAACCTTGGGAACGATGTCATTGATCAGTTTGGCGATGCGGAGTTTCTTGAGCTTCCTTTGGCAGATGGCACATTGATGGGCGACAATCCACAGGTCATCAGGCTTCTAGCAAACATCGGTTCGTATATTGCCGAGAAGGTTGGCGAGGACACAATCATTGGCGCGAAATCAACCAACGCCATGACACCCGCAGAGGTGCAAGACAAGCTACGAGAGCTTCGAGCAAAAGACAGTCCATACTTTGATGGTCGTCATGCACAGCATGATCATTATGTAAAAGAGGTCAGAAAGTATATGGAAATGCTGTATCCAGATGAGACTCTCAATGGATGATCGTGAGTTTAAGCTTGCAGTTTTGCGTTTGACGTTAGAGAATGGAACAGGCGCTGTATTTCAGGATCGACTGAAAGCAGCGCAAGAGAATCTGGAGTGGTGCTTAGCTCCCCTTGATAAGCCTCGGCCCAAGGCAGCGTCACCACGAAAGAAAAAGAATCCAGGACAAGCGAAAGCCCCTGGCGCTAACAGTGTACTGTTTACAATTGAATAAATAATCGTCCTGTTTCACAGGGTAGCGAGAAGGCGTTTTTTCTAGCTAAGTGGAAGGGGACAGATATGTCTACACAAATTACAACTGCGTTTGTGAATCAGTTCTCCAGCAATGTCACTCTGCTCTCGCAGCAGCGTGGATCATTACTGCGTAGTGCAGTCAGCGAGGAGTCTGTCACAGGCGAAAAAGCTTTCTTTGATCAGATTGGTGCATCAGCAGCCATCAAGCGTACATCGCGTCATTCAGATACTCCGATTGTGGATACTCCGCACTCTAGGCGTATGGTTACGATGGATTCGTATGAATGGGCTGATCTGATTGATGATGCTGACAAGGTTCGTTTATTGATTGATCCGACATCAGCCTACGCTCAAACAGCCGCAAACGCGATTGGCCGAGCAATGGACGATGCGATTATTTCGGCGGCCACCGGAACAGCAAGCACAGGAAAGGCTGGTACAACCAGCACATCACTGCCAACAACACAGCAAATCTTTGCTGATGGCGATGTTGGTTCGGATGGTGGTGGAACAGATGCTGATTTGACCATAGCAAAACTGCTGACGGCCAAAGAGATTCTGGACAAGAACTCAGTTGATCCTTCAATCCCACGTTTCATCGTGGTTGGCCCAGCTCAGATCTCATCACTGCTTTCAACGACTCAGGTTACATCGAGCGACTTCAATACTGTTAAAGCCTTGGCTCAAGGGCAGATTGATTCGTTCCTCGGCTTCCAGTTCATAGTGAGCAACCGCTTGTCGCTTAACTCATCGAACAATGAGCGAACCTGTATTGCGTTTGCTTCTGATGGAATCAAGCTGGCGGTCGGTAAAGATGTGATGGCTCGGATTGAGGAACGCGCTGATAAGAGTTTCTCTACCCAGGTTTACTACTGTGCAACTTTCGGTGCGACTCGCATGGAAGAAGAGAAGGTAGTTTCAATCAT